TACCTGTAATTACCTCAACAACTACATTGTTATCATCTAAGAACGCGTAATGTGCCATTATGCCCAACTCACATTTCCAGTACCTGCTGTTATTGTTGTTACCTTGTATGAACCATCTGTTGCAGTGCTTCCAGTTAATCCAGCACCTATTGTAATTGTTCCACCAGAAGTTAAGTATCTAAGTATTACAACTCCTGAGCCACCGCTACCTGAAGCCAGTTCTGGACCGCCACCACCACCTCCTGCGCCAAGATTTGCAGTACCAGAAACACCCGCAGCAGTTGGACCAGCACCACCTGAATTTCCACCAGTACCACCACCACCTGAACCACCAGTGCCACCAAATCTATATCCACCACCACCGCCACCACCTGCATAGGTAACTGATGAACCTGTAATAGAAGTTGCAACTCCTGCGCCACCAGCACCACCAACTGAAGCTGATGTTCCATTAGAACCTGCTGTATTGGCTCCTCCACCACCGCCACCACCTGCGGCAGTGCCTACATAACCATCGCCACCATCTCTACCTTGATTAGCGGTACCAGTTCCTTGAGATGTATTTTGTGGACCTGCACCACCTCCTGAACCACCACTTGAACCACCATTGTCAGGTGGAGCGCCACGACCACCACCAGCAGAAGTAATAGTAGAAAATACGCTGTCAACGCCATAAGCGCCATATTGGTTACCAGCACCACCGTTTGCCGCAAGTGCACCAGCACCGCCAGCGCCAACTGTTACTGTGTAATTAGTATTTTTTGATAAAGTTAAAGCAGTTTCTAAACTTCCACCGCCACCAGTTGCAGTTACGGTAGATCTAAGACCTCCGGCACCACCACCACCGCCACCTTCTTTGTAAGGACCTCCACCATTACCGCCACCAGCACCTCCTGCTACTACTAGGTAGTCAACAGATATGGCTCTTACATAATTTTGTGAAGATATAATTCCTAAAATTATTGGCATTAGGCAATATCTCCTACCACTAAGAATGTATTTGAGGCAGTACAAATAATTGAAGCTGCTGAGTATTGTAATCTAAGTTTAGGTGCAGTAGCTGTAGCACCAGTTGAACGAATAGTTACACCAGCACCTTGAGCAAGGGTTACTTGACCTGCACCAATTTGAGCAATGTTGATAGTATCGTTAGCAGAAAATACTGATGGTGGAACTGTAAGAGTAATAGCTCCAGCATTACTTAGAGTTACTAGATCATTAAGATCACCTGCTACTAAAGTATATGTGGTACCAGTCTGAGCATTAATTGCAAGAACAGCACCAGCAGCACCTGTAGCACCTGTAGCACCTGTAGGTCCCGTAGCTCCCGTAGGGCCTGTAGGTCCAGTAGGTCCCGTTGGTCCAGTAGTTACACCAATTAGTGATATTGACATTAGGCTATCTCCGATCCGAAGGCGCTAAAAGCGCAATCATTATTTGTTGAAATTACTGTAATTACATCTGCTGCATCCATAGTTAAACCAGAGGTATAGGCAAGTGTAACTTTAGGGTTCAATATTAAACCATTTATTATGTATTGATTTGTTACTAGAGAAGCACCATTCTTACGAATTGCTATGCTAATAGTTGAATCAGTAGTACCAGTGTTTACTACATTAATAGTAGATATAACAGCTTCAGTTGCAGAAGGCACTGTGTATAAATCACCTGATGTACTTGCTGGGGCTAGTTGCCCTAAAACCTTATAGGTAGTTGCCATTAGGATAGATCCCCAATCACTGTGAAGTTATTGCTGCTAGTACAAACGATAGTTGCTGCGCTGTATTGAGCACGAGTCTTAGGTGCTGGCCCACTTGCTCCAGTAGAGGTAAGGGTAGTTGTACCATCTCCTTGAACCGTTACTTGGCCTGCGCCAGTCTGTTGAATATTAACCTGTTGACCTTGACTAAATACTGAGGCAGGAACAGTTACTGTTATTGGGTTAGCATTACTTAACTGAACCAATTTATTAACATCAGTTACTGCAGCGGTATAAGTGGTACCAGTTGCTGTGCTAACAGTGATATCAACATTAGCCCAAGAAGCAGTAGAACCATCTGTTTTTAGATACTTGCCACCATTACCAGTTTGAGAAGGTACCTCATTGGTTAATGTAGACCAGCTAACTCCAACGGTTGCTGTGCTATCTGCAGTAAGGACCTGTCCGTTAGACCCAACGGGTAGTCTTTGCAAGGTTGCTGTTGTGCGGGCTAATAGATCACCCTTTGTAGTTAAGGTAGATGCAGGTATTGCAGCATTAGCTGTAGTTACGCCATCTCTAAAAAATACTAAGTCAGCGCTAGTAAGTACGTGTCTTACTGTTGCACCGCTTGCGTGTGCTACGGCACTGCTACCAGCTTGTGCTCTAGTAATTGTAAATATGTCACCAGAGTTAGCGGTTACATAACAAATTTCTTCAGTCTGGGTATCTGGATCAATGGCAATAGTAAAGATGTCACCATTAGTAAAGCCTGCTCCTTGAATCAGTGGAGCACCACCGCCAGCAGTAACTGTCATACTGGTTGCTATGTTTGTTAGCGATGTAGCCAGAGTAGTAGCTACGCTGGTTGAGGAATATACTCTTGCCATTTATTCTTCCTCACTTGGAGTAGTGAGTTCTGATAGGGAACAGGGATTGCAACTTAACAGACTCTTCTTGTAGACGTTGTTGGTACAAAGCAAAGACATACTTAGATGCAGAAGCACCAGATGTTGAAGGTAACTTGGTATCTGCTAGATCTGCTTCAGCGCTGGTAAGGTTAATTCTACCGGTGTCAAGATAAGACAGTAATCTGTATGCAGCGCCAAGAGTAGTAACATCCCTTGTGGATTCTGGTAGTCCCGTAACTGTTGTGTAATTATCAGTGCTATTAGTGAGATTATTGGGTAAAGCGGAATAGTAGACTTGGACCGTACGACCAGGCATAATCTTGTCATAAATATTCACCGTCTTTGTTGTGTTAAATGCTGCTACGTTAGCCATCTTATCAATACGCCACTTGTTAACAGGTAGCCATTCTTTAGATGGACCAACAGTTTGCCAGGATATATACAACACATCTCGTGCATCATCTGGTAATTGGTATGCAACCTGTGCTGCATTAAAGGTAAAGGTAGTTGAATAGATACCGAATAGTTTTGGATAGTAAGAACTGATTGTATCGTTAATAGCCTGTTGAATAGTTGATCTAGGAAAAGTAGGAGTCATAGTAATCTGAGAGTTCTCAGAGTGAGGAGCTGGAGTAGTTCCTTGGTATCCTCTACCGAATCCTGGTATTACATTTAATGTTAAGTTAGTTCTATCAAAGGATGTAATCCAAAGAAGTTCATCACCAATCTCGATAACACCTTTAGCAAGGTTTTCTGCTGATCCAATCTGAATAGATAAGTCAGTAGCAGTAATGCCACCAGTGTTGGCTAGGTTAGTTATGCGATCTTGACGAAGCGTATAGCCTGCAAGATTTGCTCTAACCTCAGATATCATCTGACTAAGTGTTGTCATTACCCACCTTTTCTTTGTAAAACTTTAAATTTGTTTGTAATCTTTCATCTGTTGGTGTTATCTCTACTGCCTTCTTACCGTACTCATATGCCTCTTGCCAGTTCTCTAAGTTCCAAGCGGATACTGCAACTAGATCATCTGCCATATGAGTCCAAGCCCAATCCTCTGATAAGAACTCATTTGTTCTAACAGTTTGTTCTAGGCTTATCTTGGCTACTCTGTTACATTCCTTCCACTTCTTTTGGTGGTAGTAATAGTTAGCCAAAGCTAATATAGATTCTCTACTCTGATAAACCTCAGTAGCCTGAATCAAATACTCTTCTGCATTATCAGGATCTGTCTTAGATAAAATCCGTAGTGCATAAGATTTTTCTGCTGGAAATATACTGACATCTAAATACTTCTTTAGAGTCTCTGTTGATTGTGGGAACTGCTGTTGGTAAAAGTATTCTCTTCCTAGATAATATAAGTTTCTACTATCAGGGTTTTCTTTAGCTGCCAGTTCAAGCATAGGCAGGTAATTACTTCTGGACTTCTCGCCATCTGGTAAGTGCCAAGACTCTATGTCATACTCTTTAGATGTCTCTTCACTTTCACGATCATAACCTTGCGGCACTTCGTGGATCCGATAAGACCATCTAACATTATTTCTAGTATGGATTCTAAATCCTAAGAATGATGCTTTAGGTGTTTTATCAGGATTAAAATCTGTTACAAATCTATAGCGAGGTTTATGTGTTCCATCTTTATAAGCCTGCTCTAATCCTTCTCGCCAGCCTGGAAGCATAATCTCATCCATATCCATTGCGATACAGTAATCAGCATCGGCTGGTACTAAAGCAAGAGATGCGTTTCTAGCATCATCAAATCTAAACGGTTTAACAGATATCGTATAAACTATTATGCCAAGTTCTTTAGCAATTTTAACGGTATCATCAGTTGAACCAGTATCTGCTATAATATGATAATCAGCTTCTTTAGTTGACTCATACCATCGCTTGACGTGCTTTGCTTCGTTTAAAGCAATAGTATAGATAGCGACTTTCATTACGCTAGTCTACATTCCACCTAACATTAAGATATCTGGCAACGCCGTTGCACTTGCACCTGCTGAACCAGTAGCACCAGTAGCACCTGTTGGTCCTGCAACTGTTGAAGTTGCACCAGTAGGACCGGTAGGTCCAATAGATCCTGTAGAACCAGTTGGTCCGGTAGGACCAGTAGAACCTGTAAGTCCAGTAGATCCAGTAGCACCAGTTACACCTGTAGCACCAGTAGCGCCAGTAAGTCCTGTTGAGCCTGTGGCTCCTGTAGGTCCTGTTGGACCTGCAACTGTAGAATCTGCACCTGTCGGTCCAGTAGCACCGGTTGGACCGGTAGCACCAGTAAATCCTATTGAACCTGTTGGTCCTGTTGCACCAGTTGGTCCAAGTTGAGTGTACATAACCTGTTGAGCAGTAACAATTATAGAAGGTGTTACTGGTGTTGTAGGTGTAGTACCAGCAGGAAGGGTTTCAATAGAAATTGCTGTAGATTCTGCTTGCCAATAAAATTCAATATAATCATTAGCGGCAAGGGTAAGGACATAGTTCCAAGCAGCAATAATTTGTCCGTTTATACCACCGTGCTGTTCAGTAACAGCAATTTGTCCACTTGAATAAGGAACATCTGTACCATTTTTGCGAATCCAAATAGTTGCATTATGAATAGAAGTATCGGTGCTAACTAGTTGGGCGCTAAATTGAATGTTATAAGTTCCTGCATAGCCAAAAACAATTCTTGATGTAGGAGAACCAATAGTAACTCCATTTGATTCATCAGTTGAATTGATAGTTATTGGATAAGCAGTTGTTGTACTTGCAATAGTTTGAGTAGTTGTATCGTAAAAAGCTCCGTAATAACCTAGCGCTCCACCTGCTCCAGTTGCTCCTGTTGCACCGGTAGCGCCAGTAGGCCCAGTATTTCCAGTGATTCCAGTTGGTCCTGTCGGTCCTGTAAAACCAATACTACCAGTCGCTCCAGTTGGGCCAGTGGCACCAGTAAGACCGGTATCACCAGTAGGACCAGTACTACCTGTACTACCTGTTGCACCCGTCGCTCCTGTCGCTCCTGTTAAACCTGTATTTCCTGTAGCACCTGTGGGACCAGTAGGTCCAGCCACGCCTGTAGAACCTGTGGCACCTGTTGGGCCAGTACTTCCTGTCAAACCCGTGCTACCAGTGGCTCCTGTAGGGCCTGTAGCGCCTGTATTGCCTATGCTACCCGTTGCGCCTGTGGCGCCGGTAGGACCAGTTGATCCTGTTAGGCCTGTAGAGCCTGTAGGTCCTGTGGCACCGGTAGATCCTGTAGAACCTGTTGTGCCTGTAGGACCAGTGGGTCCTGTAGCGCCTGTTCCACCTGTGTTTCCGGTAGGTCCCGTACTTCCTGTAGGACCTGTATTGCCAATTGAACCCGTAGCTCCTGTGCTTCCTGTTGCACCTTGTGCTCCCGTGCTTCCTGTAGGTCCTTGTGGACCTGTTCCACCAGTAGGACCTGTAGGTCCAGTAATACCTGGTGTACCTTGTGGTCCTTGATCTGCTGAAAAAATTACTGATGTCTGCGGTTGAGCAGATTCAATTATGATTAGTGTAGTTGTATCACTCATACAGTCACCCCTGGAGTCACAATAAACTGACCTTCCATAATTCTAGTTACTACACTGCCTTCATATAAAACAAAATCATAAACATAAGAGTTGGCGGCTATATCAGTTGCTGTATTACTAAAAGTAACTGTTGCTCTACCTAAAAGATTATCTAAAACTATAAGACCATTAGCGGTAGTAGCTAATAAGGTTGTTGTGGTTGAACCAGCAAAAGGACGAACTGTCATAGTTGCGGTGTAGCCTGTTAGATTCCAAGGCGTAGATGCACCGGTACTAGGATTAGTATCGTTGATAGTAAATTGAAAATTAAATGTAGTTGCTTGTGGGCAAATGAGGTTATAGGTTGCCGTCAATTAGCCACCTCACGCAGTGCTGCGGCAGGCTCTAATCCAGTAGTACCAGCAATAAAATTACAAATACCAGCAATATCTAACATACTGGTACGGGTAGTGATACCACCAATATAGTTAATAACTCCAACTGTATCTGTTATCTTACCTAGAGATACGCTCTTAGCAGCGGCCCAAGCTTGAGCTGCTCCTGCTGTATCTAAGTAAGCAGAACGTGCAGGGTAGGTGCCACCGTTAGCGAGACGATTTAATTCATCTACGAGGGTTGAACCAAAATAACCGTATGACACCTATTACCTCACTTCTTCTTTTTAGATGCTGCTGCGTTATCTACTAAATTTGGATAAGGCCTACCTGCTGCCTTTGCCTTTGCTTTTGCTGAACTCTTTTGCTTTGGTGATAATTTCTTAGAAGTTTTCTTTGGATTCTTTGTATCCCAAAATGCTTTCTTCTTCATTTGCACTTACAATCCCAAGCCCGTAAGGACTTGTTTATCCTAGAGTTTGGATCTCTTGCTGTCTTAGCAGAGGTTAATTTTGATTTCATTCCACACATACGACCACAAAAAGATTTACGTCTACCAGCAGCCTTTGGTGATTTCTTAGCCTCAGCCTTTTTTACTGGAGGTTTAAGATTCATACCTTGTGCTTTGGCAGATGCTCTGCCCTTAGCATTTAATCCGCCTTTAGGGTTCTTGCCCTCTTTGCGTTGCCAGGCTGCTGATGACATTACTTCTTCTTGGCTTTCTTAGCTTCAGATAAAGCGATAGCAACTGCTTGCTTACGGGATTTAACTACTGGTCCTTTTTTGCTACCAGAGTGTAGAGTTCCTCTTTTGAACTCACCCATTACTTTAGCCTCTTTTGTTTTTGCTTTTACCTTTTTTGCCATTTTTGCCATTAGGTTTCGCCTTAATCTTCTTGATGATTTGTTTATCTAATTTTGTATCTTCACTCTGATACTTGACCTTGCGGTGTTTCTCATCCATCTTCTCAAACGCTTTGCGTTGAGCAGGAGTTAACCGCTTCATTAACTTGGCATCAACCTTCTTGTCACCTTTTTCGGTGTAAAGTTGACGGGCCATTAGTTCTGGCTTGGGGCTTCCTTAGCAGGAGCACCAGTCTCAATATCGTCGTAGCTAGCGTAACCACATCCACATACAGCGCACATTATTTGGTCACCTTCTTCTTACCGCCAGCAAATTTAGCAACACTGCCTTTAGTCTTAGAAGTAGCACCAGCCATAGTTGACTTAGTGATTCCCTTAGAACTTCCTTTACGGAAGCCTGTGTCATTGGTGGATTCAGCGCCACCGGATGATTTCATTTTCTTCATAGTTTGCTCCTATTTTCTATTTAGTGACGCTTAGTCTCTAAATCCCATTGTGTTGCCATCAAAGGCCTTGCCTACATCATTTGATATTTTCATTGCAGCATCTATATCTTTTTGCTTTGTAGAT